CAAATGGTTATAGGATTAACGGGTCAAGAAGCTACGGCGAGTGTGGGAGTACCTGGAATTATCGCTTATGCGGATGTTGACACTGGATCAAATACATCGTATACAGATGTTGCAACAGGATCAAATACCAGTTATACAGATGTAACAGGTAAAGCAGCTTAGGAGAACAAAATTATGGCATCAACTTATACGGCTCTTGGTGTAGAACTAATGGCAACTGGCGAAAATGCCGGTACATGGGGAACAAAAACTAATACAAACTTAAATATTTTTGAACAAATTTCTGGCGGATGGACTACACAAGATATAGCAGGTGGTGCACAGACTACAACTCTTTCAGTTTCTGATGGATCAGCTGGTGCAGTTCTTGCACACAGAATGATTGAATTTACAGGTTCTATTACAGGAAACCAAATCGTAACTATTCCTTTAGATGTACAAACTTTTTATTATTTAAGAAATTCAACATCAGGTTCTTACACAGTACAATTTAAATATGCTTCTGGATCAGGAGATACTTTTACTTTTGCAACAGGTAATAAAGGTGATGCTGTTGTATTTGCAACTGCAAACGATGGAACTAATCCAGATATAGACACTTTACCAGCTGGTGATGTAACTCTTACTGGAACACAAACTTTAACAAACAAAACTTTAACTTCACCAAAAATTGGTACTTCTATTTTAGATACTAATGGAAATGAATTAGCTCTTTTAACAGCTACAGGATCTGCAGTTAATGAAATTACATTAGCAAATGCTGCGACTGGAAATGGTCCAATTATTTCTTCAACAGGTGAAACAAACGTTGATTTAAATTTAAATCCTAAAGGATCAGGAGTTCTTAAATCAGGAACTGCAGCAGTTAAAGTTGCAGGTAAAGAAACTATTTGGGTACCAGCAGTAGCTATGTATCCAGCATCTTCTAATGGATGTGGAGATATAGCACAAACAGAATTAACAGCTCAAAGACCAGAAGTTAAAGCTTTACCTTTTGATGCATCCTCTGATGAGTATGCACAATTTGCTGTAGCTTTTCCTAAGTCTTGGAATTTAGGCACAGTTACTTTTCAAACTTATTGGTCAGTTACAGGTACTAATACAGGAACAGTTTGTTTTGCTGTACAAGGTGTTGCCGTATCAAGTGATGATACTTTAGATGTAGCAATGGGAACTGCAGTGGCTAACACAGCCTTAGCAGCTTCTGGAACAGCAAACGATTTAATGGTAAATGTAGAAAGCGGAGCAGTAACAATTGGAGGATCACCAGCAGATGCTGATGAAATTTTCTTCAATATATACAGAGATGTATCAGCAGATTCTCAAACAGCTGATGCGAGATTATTAGGAGTAAAAATATTCTTTACAACTGATGCTGCTAACGACGCATAATAGGAGGATTAGATGTCATTTGGATATCGCGTTTTAGGTTTTGGATCAGGTGGAGGAGCAAGTCCTTATAATGTTCAATATTTAGTTGTTGGCGGAGGTGCTGGCGGCGGTGGCGGTCACGGTGGTGGCGGCGGCGGTGCTGGTGGTTATAGAACGATTTCTACAAAAGCTTTTGAAGTTGATGCATCAACTCCTTACTCTATTACAGTAGGAGGGGGTGGCGCTGGAACTTCAGAAAATCCCGAAATTGCAAATGGTCCAGGAGAAAATTCTGTTTTTTCAACTATAACATCTGCTGGTGGCGGAGGTGGAAACTCTTATGGAGTTCCTACTGGCCAAAGTGGTCAAGATGGAGGATCTGGCGGAGGCGGCGGACGAGGAATTTATGGTCCGGGAGGACCTGCAGGATCAGGAAATACACCTCCTGTTAATCCCCCACAAGGAAATGATGGAGGAGCTGGAGGAAGTGAAAATCCAAGTGGTAATCCATTTCGTAGTGGAGGCGGAGGCGGCGGTGCTTCACAAGCAGGAACTGCTGCGAGCAACCCTATTGCGGGAGAAGGAGGAGATGGATCTCCTTCTACAATTTCAGCATCCGATGTAACTTACGCTGGAGGCGGCGGGGGTGGCACAGGACCCGATGGTACTCAATCTCAAGCTCCTGGTGGAACTGGCGGAGGCGGTGCTGGAGGAAGACATACTGGCGGACAAGCTGGAACAACCAACACTGGAGGCGGTGGAGGCGGCACAGGTCAAAATGCTGCTGGCGGTGCAGGAGGATCAGGCATTGTTATTATTCGAAGATTAACAGCTTCTTCTTCTTCAACTTCAGGAACAGTAACTACTAGTGGTACAGATACCATTCATACTTTTACTGCTGATGGGACTTTTAATTCATAATTATGGCACACTTTGCAAAAATGACAGAAGATGGAATAAATGTACTTGGTGTACATGTTGTTTCTGATGAAATGTCTACTGATGATGAGGGTAATGAAACTGAAGCCCAAGGAATCAGAATGTTAAATAAACTACATAATTGGCCTCACTGGAGAAAATGTTCATATAACACACGCGCTGGAGTTCATGTTTTAGGAGGAACTCCTTACAGAAAAAATTATCCTGGTAAAGGTTCTACTTATGATGCTAGCAGAGATGCTTTTATACTCCCACAAACTTACCCTTCTTGGACGTTAAACGAGACTACATGTCGCTGGGAACCCCCTGTTCCTAATCCAGGAGGACAACCAACCCCTTGGTGGGATGAAGCATCCCAATCTTGGAGAACAGACGATCCCCAAGCATAAACACTTTATTTCTTTATAAATTTCCTATATAAAGAAATATATGGAAAGAAATACACTAAGTGAAAGCACTATAGATTATGGGTATATTACCGGCAGTACTATTCCTAGAGATTTTTTAAGAGTTAAAATTTTTGAAGGTTTTGTATTAGGTAATCGAGTAAGTCAAAACAAAAAAGATTACTCTTATGAAGATTATACTTTTGCTTTTTCTTCAGAATTTCAATGGGTACAGGATTATATTCGTGATCATTTTGATTTAAAATATAATAAACAATTAATACCTAAGCTTCATTGGGGAAATATTTATGGTCCTTTAGAACAATCTTATAGTCGCACTCAAATTAATCCTTTAGATTTAAAGGATTCCCCGGATTACACATGGGTGTATGGAGTAGATGTACAAAAAGATTCGTGCGAATTAGTTATTGAATATGATGATAACAGGAGAAAAGGAAGAACTTGGCACATCCCTTTGGAGAATAATAAATTTATTATCTTTCCTTCTACTCATCGTTATTTTATTTCTAAAAATAAAGGAGCACAAATGAATATTTTTTTAAGTATGAATTGTGAGTATGTATAATAATGCAATTAAAATGGTCTTATTGGTATTTTAAAAATGCTATTCCTAGACATATTTGTGATGACATTATTAAATTAGGGCTATCTAAAAAAAAACAAATAGCAAAAATAGGAGGAGGAAACAAAAACTTTAGAGATTATAAAAAGCATCCTTTAACACCAGAAGAAAAAAAATCACTTTTTAAAATTAGAAATTCAGAAGTAGTATGGTTAGACGAACGATGGATTTTTAAAGAAATTCATCCTTTTATTCGTGAGGCTAATGGTAACGCTGGTTGGAATTTTCAGTGGGACTTTAGTGAACGTGGTCAATTTACTTTTTATGGTAAAAAGCAACATTATTCTTGGCATCAAGATGGAATAGAAGACCCTTACGATACTCCTCATGATTTAACTTCTCATGGAAAAATTAGAAAAATAAGTTCAGTTCTTTTATTGGGTGATTCTAAAGATTTTAAAGGTGGAGAATTACAATTTGCTCCTCGGTTTAATAAACCGGGAACTAAAGATAATATTATTACGGTCAATGAAATTTATACTAAAGGAAGTTTAATAGTTTTTCCTTCTTTCGTGTGGCATCGAGTAACACCTGTCACATGGGGTGTTAGATATTCTCTGCCGATGTGGCATTTAGGGAAGCCTTTTGCATGAAAATAAAACAAATACCTTGTAGTATGTTTGTATGTGATGTTCCCGATCATAAAAAACATAAGAAAAAATTATTAAATTTAATAAGAGAGATGCCCGATAATATTTATGGTCCCATATCTAAAACTGATTGGAACATTGATGTTAATTTTAAAAGAAAATATTTAGAGTATTTTTATTCAAATGTTATTAAGCCTATTATGAATGAGCAGCAAAAATATTTAAAAGCTCTTGATTGGAAAATATCAAACGGATGGTTTCAACAATATGATAAAAAATCTTATCATGATTGGCACGTTCACGAAGGATCAAATTACACCAATGTTTATTTTTTAGAATTATCTGATTCTCATCAAGCTACTAAAATTAAGACGGGAGAAAACAAAGTATTAAATTATAAAAGTAAAGAAGGACAAATTATAACATTCCCTGGATGTTTATTGCATAAATCAGAACCGGTTGCTAACGAAAGAAAAACTATAATATCATTTAATTCTTGGTTTACTTACTAGATATGAAAAATATTACTATTGTGGGAGGAGGAAGTGCGGGTTGGATGACCGCAGCAACTCTTATTAAATGTTTTCCTTCTAAGAAGATTACATTAATTGAAAGTCCTAATATACCTACCGTTGGTGTAGGAGAAAGTACTCTATCTATTATAAGACAATGGCAATCTATGGTCGATATAAAGGATGAAGACTTTATTCCGTATTGTGATGCTAGTTATAAACTTAGTATTAAGTTTACTGACTTCTATCAAAAAGGAGAGAGTTTCCATTACCCATTTGGAGATCCGTATTTAAAAGGCAATGTAAACAACCTTAACGATTGGTGGTTTAAAAAGTTTGCTTTTCCTGAAACTCCTTATTCTGA